CTCTCTCCTGATTGGGAACTTGGCTATCGCCCACAGTCAGCAAACCTATATTGCGGAGACGCCTTCTGATCATACTACCCAGGCCGAGCTGTACCAGAACATTAAGGTCTGGTTCGACACAGATAGTACGATCCGTCTTGGCGTTCTTGGGAACGGTGACAACCTTGGATCCCCTCGCTACCTTAGCCTCGAAGTCCCATAAAGGAAGTTCGTGACGAAGGTAGAAGAGAAAGGGGACTAGGTTAAAGCTACACTCCGGTGTGGAATCACCGATCTTGTAGTAAACGTCCCGGTGTATCCGCGTCTTCGACGTGGTAGCACCAGGGCCAAAGCGCATGCATGCAAGGTGCTCACGAATTGAGTACTCACCGAGCAGATCTTGGATTTTCCGGCGCGCTCTCAGTAGGAGGCGCTCCGTGGTAACAGTTATGAGACTGTTAGCACCCAGATCGACTAGGCGAGCATTCGCTCGGAGACACTGCAGTTCAGACGAGGCGAATTTCGTCAGGGCTACTCCAGCACGATCGATACCAAGGTCCCAGTAAGGGAACTTGGACATCAACTCGGCACAGAGGTAGTCGCGGCTGAATTCGTCTGCACTCGTGTACCCCTTCGGGTCCACGGTAGCAGATACAATCTCGGTCCCGCTCCCACCTAGGTGGGATAGCAGGAACCGAGACAGGTCCGTCTGACTCGCGGAGAAAATTTCCGCGGCAATAGCTTTGGTCGCTGCATTGGACGCCGATGACTGAGAAGTCATAGCAGCGTCCTCGCCCATGGGGCGACGATGGAACTGTCGCCGGAGGCTCCTGGATCGCCACATCGGTCAGGCGACCGAAATAGCGCCAGGCCGTTATACAAGCCAAGTACGGTCTCGTGAGCGTAAAGCTCCACGGAGTAATCGTACTCGGGGCTGAGCAGCCCCCGCTTGAATAACCACTGACTAATCTGGAGTCCAGCCAACTTCCGCATCGCATCCCAATTGTAGTCGGGGGCGATGGAGGGGAGCAGTTTGGCGAACTCAATTGCATCGCATTCGACAATGTTGGTACCAAGAGACAGATCGTCATCAAGGTACTGGACATAAAGAAGCGATGAATCGATTTCGCCGATGACCCCCTCTTCATCCTCGGTCTCCATCAGTTTTATGATGAGGATCGAGGGTAGAGCTTGGTTGTTGGTGATTTCCACGTCTAATCTCCTTAAAAAGAGCGACGAGCTGCTGGAGAAATCCGAGCAGCCGAAAAGCCTTCTCGATAGACGAAACCTTGATCCCCATGGGATCAGGGTCCGTTCAGAGCGAGGAGGTAGTCAGTTGCATCCTTGAGCGTTGCAGTGCCCTGGATGTTACGGGAGAGAACCTCCCAGGTCGTCCGCTCGTTCTGGGTGCCATCCGCGGGGATCGTATCGACGACCTCCTTGATGTACTCCCGGACCTTACGCGGGACCGTCACGCCGTTGATGATCTCATCGACAACGATGGGATACACGAAGCGTTGGGTCACCTTGTAGACTTTCGC